GCCAAGATTATGATTGCCACCAATAAGCTGCCCCGCTTTGTGGATACGTCCAACGGTATCTGGCGGCGAATGCTGCTTGTTCCTTTTGATGCGGTGATCCCCGAAGACAAACAGGACAGACACCTTGCGCAGAAGATTAAGGCCACCGAGATGAGCGGGATTTTGAAATGGGCGCTGGAGGGATTGCGGAGCCTTGAGGAAGCGGGCGGATTCATCGAGCCAGCGGCGTGCAGACAGGCTCTTGACCAGTACAAGCGGGAGATGAATCCGCTTGTGATGTTCCTGGACGAGAACTTTGAGCCGAGCCGCTCCGACCTCGACAAGATCGAGACCAGGCAGCTTCGCACCTGGTACGAGCAGTGGTGCGGCGAACACGGGTACAAAGCCAAAAATGATACCAATGTCGGGTTGCAGATCAGGAAACTTTGGCCACACGTTGAGAAGAAAAGAATGCGTCAAGGTATGGACAGAAGCATGTATTACACGTACCTGAAGCTCAAGCCCGAATCGGAGTTTGGCCATGACCTGTGAAAAATCCCCCTTTGTCCATACGTTGTCCACACCCTGTCCATACGTTGGGGGTGGACGGAAAAGCGGCTTTTGCGCATGTAAGAACCGCTTTTTTCTTCCCCTGTCCATACTGTCCATACCTTCTTCCCATAAACTAAAAAATAGAAAGAAAAGGTTATGAAAAGAATAGAGGTGTATAGCAATAAAATAAACAATAGGCAAAAAGGTATGGACAGTGTGGACAGCACGGCCATACCCGAATCCCGCCAGGACGAGCCGAAACCCCGAACTTACACCGCCCTCTGCTACATCCTTTGGGGCACATACCACCGGTCAAAATGGAAAAGTCCCCAAGACAAGCGCGTCTATCACGACGGGCAGGCCCATTCCATCTGCATCAGTTTGACCGGCGTAAACCGCAGGGAAGCTCTATCAAAACTGGATACCAACGCCTACGAATTTACTGAATGGTGGAGCTGACGATGACCAAACAATGTCCCGAATGCAAACGATTCCTTGAACTGAATACGGAAAACTTCCGCTGTAGCTGTGATGGTTTTTGGCGAAATACCTGCCGGAATTGTCAGAACAACCGTAAACGCTGGCGCTATGAACACGTTCAGAAGCCCCAGGCAACCGGTCGCAGTCTCTACCGGCAGTCGCACGAACAGCGGGTAAACGACCTGATCGCCAAGTATGAGGCCATTTTCAAAACCCTTGCGGAATTGGGGATAAGCCCTGACGCCCCGGCGGGCCACGTAGATCAGGCGCTTGAATCAGCACAGCATAAAACCGCCTGCTGACGGAAAGAAACGTTCTTTTACAAGTCAATAGCGCAGCGGCGGATAATGCTCTTAACGGTAGTGTGATGCCACTGGCCGCCGTTCCTGCATTTTGCTCCTTCGGACTGCAACTGCCTACAGATGGCGCGAAGCGGCATACCGGATTGTTTGAGTGTGATGATGCGCTGAATTGTCTCTTGTTCGGTTACATTTTCAATCAGGCAGGCGGGATTATCCGGGTCAACGGCAAAACCGAACGGCGGCTCATCGCTCATGCGTCTGCCGTTGGCCTGATGGCGCAGCATAGCGGCCTTTGTGCGGGCGGCAATGACCTTGCGTTCATATTCGGCCAGCGTCTGGAGAATCTTGCGTACAAGCCAGTCCTCATCGCTGTCGGCCCATGTTCCCTCACCGCAGATGCTGATGATGGAAGCCCCTTTCTTTTTGACTGTTCGCTCGATGATGTCGCTTAGATAGACGCTTCTTGCCAGCCGGTCGAGGCGATAGACAATCAGCAGGTAATTACGCTTGACGGCTTCTATTGCGTTCCATAAGCCGGGTCTGTCTTCTTCGCCGCCGGATAGAGCATGGTCAGAATATTCGGCAATGATTTCATAGCCGTGCTTTCGGCAATATTCACGGCAAAATTCAAACTGCATGTCGATGGATTCACACTCTTCGGCATTGCGGCGGGGACTAAAACGGGCGTACAGAATGACTTTAATCATCATAGGTTCTCCAAATGTTCGAGTAAATGACAGTATTCCTGAATCTCTGAATCTGTTCCTTTGAATCCATCCAGTTCGTGCTGGAGGTATTCGGCTGCTATCCTGATGTCTTTAGGGCTGTTTATAGGGAAGTCGTCTTCCCGCACGCCTTTGGGGTCGATGATGTAAATGGTAACGGCATCGACCCCAAAGGCACGGGTAACTCTGACAAGGCTCTTAGGCACGCCGTCGGCTCGCTGTCTGCCGAGGAATTTGATTTCATAGATACGCATGTGTCTTACAGTTCATCTTCAAACTTGACTGGTAAATGCGATTTCATCACCGTTGCAACATCCTGAGCGGCGGCAAACAGCATTCGAGATTCGTTTTCATTGTCGGATTGTCCGAGTTTACAGGTTTCGACATTGCAGATTTTTTTGTCGCCGTTCCATTCTTCCAGTATTATCCAGACTTGATACATTGTGATAATCCTTTCGTTGTTTTAGTTGTACAGAATCACAGGTTTGACGACCAAACCCAAGTTACATCGTTCCAATGCCCTTGCGTTATGCGCACCGAAAGCGGCCAGCATCGAGCCTGCTCCGCAGCTTCCCTTTGGCCGGATTCGATTTTGGGCGTAACGGGCGGCTTCTTCGGCTCTGATGAAATTCACCCTGCCTCTGATAAAGCAAATTGCATCGGCAAAGGCGATATACGAATGAAACCATTGTGTGTCGGTGCGGTTAAAGACAAGTGCAATACCGTTGCCGTAATCCCTTAGCTTTGCCATCCACTTGGGCGTATCGGCTCCATAGGGCGGGTTGACAAAGGCATTGCCTGTCCAATCCCGTGCCAGTCCATCATCGGCCAGCGTGAAATGTTTGCGGGCAGGTATCCACGAAACAATATCCTTACCGGGGCTGCATGGGTCTATATCAAACTCCATACCCAATGCGTCAAAGATAGTCCGAGGCGTGTACCATTCCTTGCTTTCGTTACAGGTGCTTTCGTGTGTAAATCCCAAGAGCATTGTTTTTGTCCCCTTGTTCTAATCGTCTTTGTCCTCGACCCAATTCAAACCAACATAAAAAGTCTCTCCACAAAAGGCATCGGGGCAGTACAACAAAAGATTCCCTTCCCTGTCCGGCTTATCCTCTTGCAATGACGCTTCACCGCAGACGGGGCAAATGTCGCCGATTTTAAGTTCAATCTGTTTCATAGATTACCTCTCTTGATGCGTTTCTGTTTCTTATTCTGCATTTTGTCACGCTTGATAGCGGCCATTTCCGCTTTGACAGCCAGCGTGTAGCAGGTATTGGCGGTCAAGTGATAGACCTTGCGGCAGCCTTTGGCTCGAAAGCCGATCAGATTGGGCGGCGAAAGGATAATAATCACTTGACGGATTTTCCCGGCCTCTCTGACGAATCCATTGCTTTCACGGCTGACAGGTTTCTTTAGCGGGTAAGGCATAGCTGATTCCCTCGCAGATAGGCCAGCACAAACGCCATTGCCGCATCATATTCGTCCTTGTAGGGGTTTGTCTCGCTGAACACGACAAAGCGGCTGTCCGGCGGCACGTTATCCCATTGGCACATTTTGACCCACAATTCGGCTGCTCGTTCTTTGGCTTGCTGTACGGTTGGCATTTTCGCGTCCTTTCAAAATTCGTTATCAAACCCGTTTTACATAAAATACCATTGTGAATCGACAATATCAAGTATAAAGTTCAATCTTTTACGGATTTTTCAAAAAATTTTCTTTTCAGCATCTCACAGCCCGTCTGCTCCTAACTCAAGAAAGCCGCTCTCCCGCGCGGGCGCGCGAGACGGATTGTCCAAAATTCCGGCGTTCGATGTTCGTTGGATGATGCAACATCGGGTGAATCGAGGCGTTTTGGTGTGGTGCGTCCCCACGACACCACCTGTTGACCTCTGTTGTCCTGCGTTAGTGGGCGTTGAGATTGGATTTCACGAGGTCTGCAAGAAAATGAAAGCCCTGATCGGTCGGACAAAAAAGAAAAAGAATTCTTCCAATCCGCCAAAACCGAACCACACCCCCGCCCCGGTCTTCGATTACCTCCTCACTTAGCCCGAAAACCGCGATGATAATTTTTCAAAATTTTTCCACACAAGCTTTTCGTGCCGTAAAAAATATCAAACATGGAAAGTAAAGAGTCGTTTAAGAACCGCATAAAACGCGAGGGACGCTGGGATGAATTTATTCAATATCGTGAACAACTTAAGGCAGACGGCTTTGACGCTCAGTCAGCGTGGACGGAAGCTCGTGCAAAGTTTGAACCCGTGTCTGACACAACAGCAGCAGCAGAAGGTATTGGTGCTGATGATTCTGTCCTACCTGCTGGTGCTGGCGTCTGCCTGGCTGATTTCCAGGATAAGCCGCCCGTTACCGCACGAGCCGTTGTCCAATGGGTCTTTGACCACATCGACATTACCGATGTCCGGCCAGAAGATGCGCCCAGCAGCGGGGCCTGGAGTTTTCTTCAGCGCGTACGAACCTATCCCGACCTGCTTAAGGAATTCTACCGCAGCATCTGGGCCAAAATGCTCCCGACCCGTTCTGAAATCGAGGCCAGAGAAAAATTCGAGGACGACGGCAGAGAGCAGCTTCACCTTATCGAGCAGATTCAGCGGGCAAGGGATAAGGCTGATGAGTAACATAACGCCCTATTACAATCTTGTCCCTAAAGACTTCCGCGCGAATCTGAAATTCCGCAGCGAGATGATTCGGATGGGTTGCAATGACCAATCGGCTGCCGAAGAACTGTGGATCATGTGTTCGCGCGACCCGTTGTTTTACATCAATACGTTCGTCTTTACCTACGACCCCCGCCGTATTCCGTCGGCGCTGCCGTTTATCACCTACGACTATCAGGATGAGGCGATACTTTCCATCGAGGACGCTTTAGGCGACCACGATCTGTTTATCGAAAAAAGCCGCGATATGGGGGCAAGCTGGTTGTGTATCTTTGGCTTTGAGTACAGGTTTCATTTCAGGACGCTCCAGTCGTTCCTGTGTGTCAGCCGAAAAGAGGATTTGGTGGATAAGACCGAAGACCCGGACTGTTTGTTCTGGAAGGTCGATTTTATTCACAAGAATCAGCCGGGCTGGCTTAGGCCGAACGTCAATCGTACCAAGCTGCACATTTACAATATTGACAATGGCTCAACGATTGACGGTTCCTCCACGACCGGCGATGTCGGCAGAGGCGGCAGACGAACGGGCATCCTGCTCGATGAGTTTGCCTCGGTCGATGATGGCCATGCCGTTCTTCGGGCAACCAGAGACACGACGACCTGCCGGTTGTTTAACTCCACGCCCAAAGGGACGGGCAACGCTTTCTATGACATGAAGCAGACCGATGTCGCCAAGCTGCGGATGCACTGGAGCAAGCATCCGATAAAAGCGGCGGGGTTGTATATCTCCGAAAACGGGCAGCTTCACATTATTGACACACTGTTTACCTATCCGGCTGATTACGAGTTTACCCTGGATGGGAAACTTCGCAGTCCCTGGTATGACGCAGAATGCAAACGCGCCGCCCATACAATGGAGATCGCGCAGGAACTGGATATTGATTACCTCGGCAGCGATTACCAGTTTTTTGACACGCTCGTGCTGGACAAGATTCAAAGGGAACTGGTTAGAGAGCCGTTCCTGACGGGCGATATTGATTTTGATCTAAAGAGCATTGCGCCGCACGGCTTTATCGAACGGGAAAAAGGGCCTCTATTATTGTGGGCGTATGTGGATGCAGGAGGCAATCTTCCCGAAGACCGTAACTACTGCCTGGGTGTCGATGTTGCAACCGGCACGGGGGCAAGCAATTCCTGTATCACAATCGGCGACTGCAAGACAAGGGAAAAGATCGGCGAATACGCCGTCAACCGATACAAGCCTCATGAACTGGCTAAGGTTGCTGTTGCGCTGGCAAGATGGCTCAAGGGGCCGTCGGGAACGGCACGGCTGATCTGGGAAGCCAATGGGCCGGGCCGGGAATTTGGCGACACCGTTATCGAACTGGGGTATCGCACTATCTATTACCGCGTGAATGAACGCAGTCTTTCCAAAAAGCAAAGCGATACGCCCGGCTGGTTTTCCACAAAGGAAGGCAAACTGGCTCTGTTGGGCGATTACCGCAAAGCCTTAGCGGGCAATGAATTTATCAACCATTCCTATCAGGCGATTCGGGAAGCCAGGGAATATATCTTTACTGCCGCCGGGTCTGTGGAACATGCCAAAAGTCTTAACACCATCGACCCGACCGGCGCGCGGGAAAATCACGGCGACCGTGTGATTGCAGATGCCTTGTGCTATCGAGGCATGAAGGACTTTCATTCACAAGCGGTAATTGAGAAGAACGTACCGGAAAATTGTATTTTCGCCAGGCGCGTGCAGGCGGAAAAAAGTAAACAGCAAACACTTTATTGGTAAAGTAACAGACAATGAACACAGATTTTCTGCACAAGGTGACGAATTGGATTGACCACAACAGGGGACAGTTTTTCGGGATACTGCTTCCGATGATAGCGGCAATGATATTGCTTGCTGTCGGATGCAGCGAAACACAATCCCTGAAAGACCCGGCACAAAAGGTAGATCGCCAGGAATTTGCGATTGAGGCGCTTGAGGCCCAGCAGCAGTTAAAGCAGGAGACGATTGATATTGAAGCCCTGCTTGAAAAGCACAATGCAAAAATTGCCGCTCACAATGATCGCACAGAGGCAGGCATTGCCGATCTTGACCGTCAAGACCAGCGCAATCAGCAGATTCTTGAAATTACCGGCGGCGCGATAACAGAGTTTGCATCGGGAGGCACACTAACTGCCGGGCCTGTGATCTTTTCGCTGTTAAATCTGGCGGGTATCGGATGGGGACTTGGCAACAAGTATGACAACCTCAGAAAAGACAAGGTCATTGCCGAACAGAAGCAGACCGCCTAATACAACTTAATACCGGGTTTGTTTGTCAGGTCGGCCAACCGGACACACAACGCAAGAACAATTAAAGGAAGCAGTGTAGTGCTACACCACTATGCTGCTTCCTTTTTTGTTGCCCGCTAAAACAATATGAATCTAACCGATAACAACCTGAAACGACTGCGCGAGGCTATCCAGTATAGCCGCCGTAAGCTCATGCCGTTCCGTCAGCAGAGGTACGAGGCAATCCGTCAATATGTCGGATACCACTACTCTGATGACGGAACGGCTGATCGGGTTCCGGTAAATCTCCTGGAACTTGCGATCAATATCTACACGCAGCAGATGGCGGCCCGCGCGCCAAAGGCGCTTGTACAGACACGTTTTGGGATGTTAAAGCCGATGGCGGCGAATTTTGAACTGGCGATGAATCACCTGATTAAAGAAATCCGCCTGGGGCAAACCATCCGTCTGGCGGTTATTGATGCGCTGTTTAGCCTGGGGATCATCAAGACCGGCCTTGAACGCAGGGCTTCTGTGGAAATTGACGGATACCTGCACGATGTCGGACAGCCCTTTGCGGATGTCATTTTCCTGGATAATTGGGTTCACGATACGACCGCTACACGGTTGGAGCAGTGTCAGTTTATGGGCGATAGATACCGCCTGCCGCTGGATTTGGTCAAAGAATCCAAAGCATTCAAAAATACCGACAATTTGCAGGCAACGGTTAAGACAGGCTACAACGAAAGCGGTGACACAAAGGCCGAATCTTTATCTCACGGCACGGAAACCGATCCCGATGAATACAAGGAAATGGTCGAACTGTGGGATTTGTGGCTTCCGTCTGAAAATCTCGTGCTTACGATCCCCGCCGAAGGTGAGGGAAAGCCCTTACGGGTGATCGAATGGGACGGGCCGGAAGCGGGGCCTTACAAGATACTTTCGTTTTCGGATGTTCCCGGCAATATCATGCCGCTTGCCCCCAGCGCCTTATGGATGGATTTGCACGATCTGGCAAACCGTCTTTTCCGCAAACTCGGCAGGCAGGCCGAACGGCAAAAGACTGTGCTTGGCGTACAGAGCGGCTCTGAAGATGACGGAGACCGGATTATCAAGGCCAATGACGGTGAAGCCCTCAAGATGGACAATCCCGACCGGGCAAGGGAATACCGTTTTGGCGGGATTGACCAGCCGTCTTTGGCATTCCTCTTACAGGTCAAGGACTTATTTGTCTATCTCGGAGGTAATCTCGATTCATTGGGCGGTCTTAGCCCTATGGCCGATACGCTCGGTCAGGATCAACTGCTTGCGCAAAACGCCTCAAAGCGCGTAGCGGATATGCAGGATAGAGTCATTGAATTTTCAAAAGAGGTTATCTGCGACCTGGGATTTTACTTATGGAATGACCCGCTTATCGAACTGCCGCTGACCAAACGAGTGCCTGGCTTTGATAATCTTTCCGTGCCGGTCACGTTTGACGCGGAATCAAGAGAGGGAGATTTTCTGGACTATAACGTCGAGATCGAACCGTTCTCGATGCAGCACCAAACGCCGCAGATGAAATTACAGGCGTTGGTGCAGGTGTTCCAGCAATTCCTTGCGCCCTATGCCCCGATGATGGCCGAACAGGGGATCGGGATTAACTTTGAGAGCCTGCTTTCCATTATCGCAAAATACACCAATGTCAGTGAACTGGAGGATATTCTTGAATTTGCCGCACCGCCTTC